ACTAGATTCTCGATGAAGTTTGCATCACCATGACTCATGTGGCTTTTATTATTAAACTTCTCGAAATGACGAGTCAGGATTTTCTCTTCAATAGATTTTGAAGGAAACTTCTGATCAATAGAGATATTGAAACGCTCAAGGAAAGCATCATCAATAATCGAAGCTGCAGTAAAGCGACCATCTTCTGAACCTTTACCTTTTGTGTTTGCAGTAGCAATAACATTGAAGCCTTCTGCAGGTTTGATGATATCACCAGTTTTCTTTACTAGAACTGGCTTACCTTCAAGAATACCTTGAAGACACATAATCTTGTTTGTAGCACGATCGATTTCATCTAGAAGAAGAATCGAACCAGACTCCATTGCTTTTAGAACTGGACCTTTGGCAAAAACAGTTTCACCGTTGACAAGACGAAAGCCACCAATCAAATCATCTTCATCTGTTTCAGGGTTGATTTGAACACGAATAACTTCTCGTTTAAGCTTAGCACATGCTTGTTCAACCATGAACGTTTTACCGTTACCTGAAAGACCAGAGATATAGACTGGAAAGAACATTTGTGATTTAAGAATCTGAGTGATGTCTTTAAAAGAACCCCATGGAACAAACGTAGGATCTACATCAACAAAGGTTTTCTCTGAGTTAGCAACTGAAGCCACCATGCTTAGAACAGCATTTGATTGTGGTGCCTCAGTAACTGGTTCTGATTTTGGTAATACACTTGAAAGATCGTATGAACCGATTTTAACTCGAAATTCGGGCTTAAGAAGAGGAACAAAATCTTTTCCGGAAAAGCCCATATCACGAGCTGTAGACTCGATAACGTTCTTACGGAAAATTTTCTTATCTGGATAATTATTAGCCAGAGTTTTCAGGATATTCACAGTGGAGATTTTCATAATATAAGTCCTGTTTCATTAATTTTGATAGCTATTATATCATAGGTAGCTATGATTGTACACAGTTTTTTAGATCATTTTGTTATATGCTTATAACTTTTAGTTAGGCTACTGCAGCTCCTATTTTCTGCATAAGCACTTTGTTTGTTTTCTTAGATTTAGAAAACTTCTTGAAGTCATTACCAATTGACTTAGTAGTCGATGGATTAAACTCTTCAGTGTTAGTGTCTAGATCTTTCTTGCCGCCTTTAAGCATATAGTAGTTGTTATAACCTAGAACATTTTTAAACTCAACACACTTATTCTTTCTATATTCTTTTGCTGCAGCCTTTTTAACATCAACATGATTAACTCGATCTGAATCAGATGATGCCATAGCAGCACCAACACAACGATAGTTAAACTCTGCTGAACGATCAGCAATAAAGAAACCGATTGTATTCGCATTGTATGTTTCACGAATGTTATTCATAAGAGCTTCTGTAAGCTTACGGCCTGTGCTAGTTTTGATTGACTTGTTACCAACTTTAACTATTGCTTCACCGCCAGTATATGTTGGTTTGATAGGCATGTCATTTGGATTATCTTGAGATCTCCATGTTTGAACACGGTTAGCATCACCATCAGTAATCGTTACAAAGTTAAACTTCTGAATAGCGTTCTTCTTAATGAACTTTTTAACTAGATCATTAGAAACCATCAAAGCCTGATTAAGTGGAGTAGAACCAAACTCTTCATATTTTGAAGTGTATAGCTTGTAATTGAAGATGTACTCTCTGTGGTGATCATTACCATAGTCAATCAAACCTTTAGAGAAAGCACGAAGAGCTAGATTGTACATTGCTTCTTCATAGTCTTTCTTTTTAAGATCAGAACTAATAAGCTCAACCATTGCCAACTCATCAGCATCCATTGCACCATTACGAATATTGATATATTCTGATGTAGTTGTAAATGCATAAACTTTAAAAGGAATATTGACTGCTTTACAGAATGATACCATGTGCATTGTTTGTTGGATAACATTACCAATGACATCATACATAGAACCAGAGTAATCAACAAGAAGCATTAGACCATGGTTCTTCGCATCAGCCATATTAGTTACTCGAGCAAAGATGTCTTCGTTATATTTGTATGAATGAAGCTTATCAACATTAATAGAACCAGTCTTTGCTTCTGAAGCACGTTGCCATTGGAATGCGGCTTTCTTCATTTCGAACTCTTTGACTGCAGGTTGCACCGCTTTCTTTACTTCTTTAATATATTTGGTACAATAGCTTCGAATATCATATCTAGCTTCAAGATCTTTCCAATTGTTGCTTGGTTGACCAATCGTTTCAGCTCGTGATTCAGCTAGCTTAGCATAAGGAATAACCATTTGGTCTCTTTGCTTTTGATCGTAATCATTAATAAACAATGTTTGATTACCGTTTTCATCTGCATCTAAAAGCTTTTCTTCGTTTGATCTGAACATTTGGTCTGTTTCAGAGATTTCTTCTTGACTAGTATGCTCAGGCTCACGCGAGACAATTTTAGTTTGGCTTTCCGGATCTTCTTCCTCTTGAAGTTCCTCATCATCTTTAGTTGACTCCATATTAGATTCTTCGTCTTCACCATCTTCAGTTTGATCTGATTCTGAGATATCATCGTTATTCTCATCTGATGAATCCATTGGTTGATCATCTTCATTAGGTGTATATTCTTCATCACCTTTCTTTTCGTTCTGTTCCTGGGTATATGCAAGGATTTTCTTTACAACAGTACAAACATCAGAGAACGTTTGAGTATTCATTGTTTCATAGTATAACTGCATCTCTTCATCATTAAAGTCAATATCAATCAGATCAGCAAGCTTAGCTTTTAAATTGATCTTATCGATTAGCTTTAAAGAATCAGTTCGACTTGCGATATCGTCACCAAACAAACCAGAATCAAACAATTTCTTGTAACCAGTTTTAAAGGTACGAATAAGACCAGGATATGTTTCACGAATCTTTCTTTCAATACGAGCATCTTCGACTACGTTAATGTAGTCACGAGGGCAACCTTTGATTTCTTCGTTTGAGCTATGAATACCTTCATAAGGAGTATATAAAGCATGACCTACTTCATGACCAACTAATAGATCATAAACATCTTTACCATGATTTTTCCAGATAGGAAGACCAAGTACACGATTCTTTACATCGAACCAAGCGGTCTTGTAATTACCGTGTTCTACAGTAAGATTCTCTTTGGCGAGTAGCTTAGCTAACATTGGATTTACTTGATGCATGGATGTGCTCCTTGATAATATATGTATATTATATCATAGAAGCACATCGGAGTACAACGTTTTTACTGTATAAGTGTGACTCGTTTCGAAATAATAGTCACGTCATTTCACTTTTGAGAAGTTTCTTTCCTTAATAAACTCGATTTTCGACCTGAATTTGTTCTCTAAGACGTCTCCTTTGTGCGAAATAATAAAGACATTCGAACCATCTTCAAGAGTATCTAGAATCTTCGTAAGAGAATCTACACCATCTACATCGAGACTACTATCAAACGTTTCATCAAGAATCAATAGATTAGTAGCTGCAGAGTTCTTCATTTTAGCAACCTGCCTCCAAGTAAATAATAGAGATAGATCGATTCTTTGCTTCTCACCTTCAGAGAAAGATGAATAGTTAAATGCATCTCTGTGACGTGATTTGATTGTCTCATTAAAGCTTTCATCTAAATGGAATGCCACAAAGAAGTCTAGTACCTGTAGATACTGATTAATCATCTTATTCATTACAGGTAGATACTGTTTGATCACTTTGGTTTTGATGCCAGTATCTTTCAGCATTTCACCAATGACTTCATTATATGTACGCTCTTCAAGGTACTTTAGTTTACGTTCATTTAATGAATCCTTTGACTCACGGAATCCTTCAAACTCTACCTTTGCATTCTTAAGATCGCCACTCTGGCCAGATAATGAATTGATTTCTTTTTGCGTCTTATCAACTTCACCTTGTAAGACAGAGATCTTTTCATTATTAGAAAGTATTTGAGCTTGCTTTTCCTTTAGTTCATTAATACTCTCTAGTACAGTAGCAATAGAAGCATTTAACTCATCCATTGCAGTAGCAGCTTTGGTCTTATCAGACTGAATACGAACTGCATTTACTTTTAGTTCTTCTTGCTTTTCTGCTTTCTTATCTTCACTTATAACCTGATCGCACGTAGGACAATTAGTATGCTCTTCATAAAACTTAGATGTCTTTACAAGTTGAGATATATCATTCTTGTATTGCATATCCTTCGTCTTTAACTGTAAGAGATGATCGTTTAGTTTCTCATAAGACGTACTATCCTCAGTCATACGAGTAGTAAGACCATCGCCTAAGTCTTTTGATTCAGCAAAGATTTGATCGATAACCTTTTTATGATCACGAATTGTTTTACGCTTACCGTCGATTTGATCTTCATTTAACGATTCAAGGTTCTTAATATACTTATTTTGAGTATCAATCTTACCGTTAATTAATTGAATCTGATATGATAGATCCTTAATCTCTTCTTTGATCTTACCATTACGTTCTTTCAATAAACCATTCATCTTACTGAAGATGTTAATATCCAATAAGTCTTCGATTACTTCTCTGCGTGAATGTGAAGGTAGTTGCATAAAAGGAATAAACGAACTAGAACCAAGTACAACGACTTGGTGAAACGATTTATGATTTAGCTTAAGAATGTTTTGTTCTAAGAACTTCTGATAATCTCTTGCACTTGAAGACTGATTAATTAGATTACCATTCTGATAGATTTCGAATTTACCAGGCTTGATAGCTCGATGAATCTTAAACTCAGATGAACCAATCTTAAACTCTACTTCAACAACACAATGCTTCTTATTAATAGAGTTAATCAGCTGGTCTTTCTTAATATCACGGTGTGACTTACCAAAGAGACCAAACGATAATGCATCGAGTAAAGTAGATTTACCTGCACCATTTTGGCCTACGATAAGTGTAGTCGGACTTCTATCAAATTGTATTTCTGTAAACTCATTACCAGTAGATAGAAAATTCTTCCATCTACATAACTTAAAGTGAATCATTTAATGATTAATCCTCGGCATCTAAGATTTGTTGAGATGCTCTCACCCAGACATCGACGGCACGAGTAGCAGTCTTATCAGAAAAATTATCTACAACCCATTGAGCAACGTTTTTACTCTTACCATGCGGACACAATGTCCAAGTTAAATCTTCCATTAGTGTGCATCCTCTTCAGCCATTAGGAATATTGCGTTAGTAATAATAGTCGGTACAATCAATGCCAGATGAACACCGATAGATACTGGAATACTATAACCAAGCCAGCCTAAGTAATAGATTGCGATTATCCCAAAGAATGCAGACCACATAACAAATAGTGCCACTAATAGATACCCTTGCATCACCTGATCTGGAATAAACCTCAGTGGGTTATATCGTAAATCCATTATCATTCTATACATTTCAATTATCTTTCTCATATTATACTACCTCAAGGTTTTGTGCTTCTGTATATAGCTCTCTTAACTTCATTTTAATATTATCTTTATCAAGATCTGTTTCAACTGCATCAACATATGTATCGAGTAAGTCCTTTGTATCTTCCAAAGAAACCTTATCATCATCTACGCTTGAACCTACAAACTCTTCAAAGTTCTCAGCAATCTTTAATTCATACGTTTCTACATTCTGTAGTCTATCAATAAACTTATCAAACTGATACAGGTCAGTCTTATTGACAACCAGTACTTTGATGAACTTATGTTTATATTGCTCTACATCTATACTATTATAATCTATTTTCTCGTCATTGTACACTATTTTTTCAAACATTGTAATAGGATTACGTACGGGGGTGAGTTCTCTTGTTTCAGTATCAAGTATGTGGAAGAACTTAGGATCATCAACATCACTCCAAGTAAACTCCATCTGAGAACCAAGATAGTGAACATTACCTTTACTTGACTTCGTATGGAAGTGACCTGACATGACTGTCTCAAAACGTTTAAAAAGATCTGCTGTCATACCGTGTGGATTAGGCATGCCTTTGTACATATCAAATCCTAGTAGCTCAAGATGAGCACCGAGGAATGGAGCTTTACAGTTAGCAATAAAATCAGTATATTCTTTATAGTTAGCATTATTAATCCATGGAACAACAGCTACGCCTAGACCATCATAGTCTAGAACTGTTGGCTTCATTATAATGTTAACATTGGAAGTAAAATATCCGAGCAGCTCTTTGAGGCTACACAACTCATTAGTATTTTTATAGAACACATCATGATTGCCAGGAATAATATCCATAGTAATATTATTATCCCGAAGAGGTTCCAAGAAAACTTTACGATTTTGATTAAGTGCTTTAAAATTGACAAACTTTCGATGCTCATAATAATCACCAAGATGAAGTATATTTTTAATGTTATGTTCTTTCAAATATGGAAAGAAGATCTCAGAATAGAATCGTTCTTGGTAGTTTAAAAATATATCAGAGGAGTTGCGTACACCACAATGTGTATCATTCAATATAGCTACTTTCATATTATACCATAAATAATTCTAGTTTTTTAGCTTTAGCAGCTGCTTTCTCTTCCTTAGCAAACTGTTTAACTGCTTCGTCTTTAGTCTTAATAACATCAATACGGCTCTTAAGTTGATCAACATAAGCTCTTGTATCATTTGCTGCTTGTGCATCCATACCCATATCCATAAAGTCTTCTACACCCATACGTTCAATGAAACGATGCTTTATATCTTGTTGCTTCTTTTCTTTTGTAATACGTCGAATGAATGCAAAGAAACAAATCTGAGTAAAGTATGAGAATGCATTAGGGTTACCAGTACGAGTAGCAGTTTCAATCTTATAGTTACGAATAGCTCTTAGACAGTTTTCAACAGCATCCATTACCATTTCATCTCTATAAGTGTACCGAACAAAGTTCGGTCTGTGAGACAGGCCTTCAGATATTTTCATAAAACATGTTGCGATATAATCAGTTACTTTAGGTGGTGTTTCATTTTTTCCTTCAGCATCATTTACTGACTTAACATAGTCAACAACAGCATAAGAAAATTCTCTATTGTTTACGTAGTGTGGTTTTTCTCTTGGTTTTAGTTTTTTAGTCATGTATTGTTCTCCATAATATGTATATTATAACACAGTTTCCAAAGAATGTACACTATTAAAATAATTAAAATAAAGGTGTACAAATACAGGAAAGTATGTTATAATAATATAGATCCCGGGGAGGGCAGGGGTATACTATATTAATTAATGTACTGTTTCAGTCTCATTAGATATTAAAGTAGGAAGATCATCGTCATCACCATTATCAGTACTAGTCTTTTCATCTAAAGCTAACGCAAACTTAATGTATGTTTCTTTAATATTGTAGGCAACAGAAGCATGTGCAACTACCATCGATTTATCGATGGTGAACGTATTACTTAAAGAGAGATCAAACCATGGCACTAGTTGATATGCATCATGCTTATATTTGTTCACTTCAACTTTAAACGGTCTATCAATAATAAAGTTAGTTTCATTGTTATTTGCAACTAAGCCAATAATCTCATCACCATTCATGAGCTTAAATTGTCGAATATGTAACTCTTCTAGTTCGATCATATTTTTATTTCGTA